GAAGTCTCTGCTTGCTTAAAAGCCTTTTTACCTGTGAACTCCGCAGCAATGTCAATAAATACACTAGCCATGTTTTAGACCTTTGCCTTTGCGTTTAGTTTATTGGCTGCGCCTTGAATAGCCTTGAGGACTGCTTCTCTAGCCTTGCCATTATTCTCATCGTATGCGCGGAATAAGGCGCGACCTTCCATCTTCTGATCGCCCTTCATCTGTGAGCTGTACTTGCCTTGCTGATTCTGTACGAATCTGCTTTGTGGAGTTTTGCGACCCATAGTCTCGTAGATTGCTCCAGCAGCACTCTTATTGAATACGCGAGCAAGAGATCTGAAACCTCTGCGATTGGGCTTTGATGGTGTTGTCTTATAGCCAATGCCGCCTTTGACGATGCGAGCGTTGTAACTAGGGAAGCGAGCCTGTGAACCTTCACGGGTTAGCCATCCGCTAAGGACTTGCCCATCATCGGGTAGATACCCTTTAGCAGCTCTCGTAATTGGTTTAAGGGCTGCTGCAACTTCTTTAGGTAAAGCCTTAGCAAGGTCAGGGCTAAATTGGCGTAGAGATTTTCTAAGAGCGACCGCGCCCTTTACGCTTGCTGGCATCGCTCACCTCTTTCGCCTCGTCTTTAAGCCCCTGCACAAGTGCATCGAGCATGGTCTTATCTAGATCTAATAAATGCTGTGGCGCGATTCCCAACCTAATGCTTAGCCTAGCAATTAGATAGGTGAACGGAAGATCGCGCTTTAAGCTAAAGGGTCTGAGTCTAATACCTCAACACTCTTAAGTGTCTCGATAAAGTCAATCCCGAAAGGCTTAACAGTTTCACCTGACCTGCGTGTTACTTCCCATGCTAACCAATAGACATCGCTCTGCTTTTCTTCATCGCGAAACGCCTTATGAAAGCCCTTTTTAGCGTACTGCTCAAATGAGTACTCCACTGCTGGAGTGATCTCGCCTTCCAATACGCTTCCATCTGTACGAACTATCTTTAGTTTTGCCATGGTTTGCCCCTTTGTTTAGTTTTTTAGAATGTGCCTGTTGTTGCTACTGCAACTGTTGAGTTAGCAGTAAATGTGATTGACTGTGTGCCAATGTCACCAACAGCACCATTGATGTCTGTTGTGTTATTGACTAGCAATGAAACTGTGTACAGAGGGTTAGTAGCACCGACTGCGGTTCCCTTGTCCTGTAGGAATACACATGTGACTGTTGTACCCCATGCAGCTTGTAGTGTTGCCAATACATTCGCTGATGCTGTGTCGTTTAAGAAGTCGATTGTTACAGATGATGCTTCCAAGCCCTTAACGAACTTGTGTGCTGTGTCACCCATTGCAGTTACTTCTAGCTCATCGAATGTGCGGTTAAGAGTAATAGATGTTACATGGTCAGAAAGATCAACAGTGTTAATCTTCACGCCAACTTTATTGTTTAGAAATACAGCCATGAGATTATTCCTCGTCTTTCTTAGTAGTTACTGGCTTTGGTGCTGGTGTGCTTACTTGCCCGATTTTCTTCAGGAAGTCAGCGTTTTCTTGTTCCCACTCGGACATGTTTAGCTCCAACTCGTTAGGATTGATACGGACATCTCGCAGCTGAGAAGGTCTCCCGATGCAGCGTTGAGAATACTTGGTGCGCTTATCGCGCTTACATTATAGGTCAAAGATGATGCCGCGAGCTTTGCGAACACGCCACAGACTGTGTCCTCAATGCCGTTTAGGTTGCCTTCATTGTCAAACAGTGGAACAGTCATGATGACCTTGAAGTTAGCCATTGGTGCAATGGTAATGTGCTGATTGTTGCTAGGTACGATGTACTCTGCATCTGGACTGACAATCACGCTGTTAGCAAGAACTGTTGCTGGTGGAAAAGCAAAGGTCTGCCACTTAGCATTATCGACTAACGCGGTTGCTAAAGTAGTTCTAAGAGTAGTGATGGCAACGGGCATTAGCCCACCATCGAACGCGGATCAAGTGCGTGAGCGATCAATCCCCGCACCTTAGCGAGAAGCTGTGCGCTCATTCGGTAAGGGCTTGGCTGGAAATCGACTGCGTTACTGCCTGAAAGGGTGGCTGTACGCGCTTGCCAGATTTCAACAGATATCATAAGAGCCGCGTTCTGGACTGCTGTATCCGTTGTCCAGTCTGTGTAAGTAGTGGTGGATACAGATCCATAAGGAAAGATTGGGTGATACTCCTGAGCAACAGTGTGGTTTGTTGCTACGCTAATTGAATAATCGCTTACTGCTGTGATTGTCTTAGTGCCATTATAAGAAGAACCTGAATTGGCAATCGTGACGCTTTGACCTACATAAAAAGTGTCTAGAATGTTATCGTTAAAATATAAAGTGCCTGTGCCGACAACATTACTGTGAGCAACTGTAAACCATTTAGGAGCCCATAACATTGGAATAAGGACTGCATCTGCGGCATCTGCCACTTCTTGAAGGGTCGCGTCTGGATACAATGTGCCTACGCCTAATGTGCTGCGCAGTTCTGCAACTGTTGTAAGTGCCATGTCAGATCCTTTCTAAAGACTCTGGGGAGTAGAGGGCTACTACTCCCCAGAGCGACTTAGTTACCTAGTTATCAGGTTAGGTTGAACCAGTTTGCGCCAGCCGCTAACTTAGTGGCAAGTGCTCCCTGACCGAACAGTAGAATGTCTACAGTTCCGTCTGAATTAACATTAGTGCGAAGCTGCTGACGAGCACCCTCGTACCATGTGTAAGCATCTGGGTTAATAACAGCCATTGAATAATCTGCTGTTCCTACTCCACCAGAACCCTTCATGTAACGAGATACACGAAGATCAAGACCTGCAACATTACCGCGCAGGCTTGTTGGTGAAAGTGCTCCTGCATTATTTTGAGGATTTGCAGCGATGTAAATTGGTCGACCAGCATCATTGTAGGACATGATGTTAGCCCACTGCTCTGGTGTGACAACCATGTTGCGAGCAAAACCAAGTGAAGCAGAATAAACTGCTGCTGCTGCGCTTGAAACATAACTTAGCAAACCTGTTGCTGAGTTAGCCTGTGCTGTTGCGTTAAGAGTACCTGCGCCCTGAATAGCAGTTGTTACAAATTCTTCAGTATCTTTTGCGTAAGCGTATTCCATCTGGAC